GTTGCGTATATGTGGCTACACATCCTGACCAAAAAAATTGACGGAAAATCTATAAGAAAATCCGTCAAAACTTGTAAAAAGTGCGTTAAATATTTGTTTAATTGCTTATTAAAAAGAATTTTTTAGCCTATCAGCCATTCAAAAATCATAATAATAAGCGCAAAAATAAACGGCAATAGCGTAACTTTTGCCTTATCTGTATTGTTAAAATCTTGTTAAGTTCATAGTATAAAATTAGGTTAATAAATTAGCTTCTTATATCGCCGTTATGCACATAGCTATTGACGTTACCACCAATATAAGTCACATTCTCTTCTGAATAGTAGCAATCGTCAGTCTCTGAATATCTAGCACAATCTTCGCACCTTGTTTCGCCAACATCTTCGCAAATTATTTGCTCATCTTCATTAACATTAGCACCACAACATTCGCAATATATTTGCTCAACATCTGAATAACTACCGCTTGTACAATCGAAAAAATGTGAAGAATCATCTTCTTTGTGAGTAGATATGCAATCATCTGAATCGCTACCATATTGAAATGAATCCATATAAGGGAATGAATCAAAATCGGTTAGTTTCATAGATTTAAAATAAACTTGCCCAAATGGGCAAAAGCCATACCCTTTTAAATCGTCAGATTTTATGTGTTTGAAATTATAAGCGTGTATAGTTTCAGTCTTATCTATCTTGTTGGCTTTCATTATTGCTTGAATCATTCTTTTATAAATATGATTCGATAGCGGTTCATTATGGGCATATGTGTAAATCCTATCAATATATATTCTTGGATTAGCCCAATAAGAGCGGTTGACTTGCCAAACTAAACATCTAGCGTACAAAGTACCATTTTCTAAAATGGTGTAAAGTTTTACCGGTAAATCAGAATAGATTTGAAAATACTCCATAGGTTTGCCCTGCATACAAGACATAGAACCGATTGCGTTTGAATCGCTAGCGTATATCGTTGCAATATCATTACCCTCAAATACTTTTAAATCTAACTTTTTTAAGTCAAATAAATTCTTTTTTAATTGCTCGATAATTTCTTGACATTTGTAGCTATCAGATACAGCGTCAGTAAAAAATTTATTAACTAATTTTTCAATTGTAGTATGATAGAAAAACTTTTTTCGCTCTTCTTTGGTGAAAATTTTGTTTTCTTTTTGCTTATACTCTAGTAACTCATTCTGCTTTTTTTCTGTAATATAACTGATTTTTCTAAAATCCGATTGACTAAAGCCCAATTTAATTGGGGTGGCTGTATTATACTCCTTACGATTAAAGCCTAAAGAACTTATTTCCTTAATGGCTCTCTTGAATAGTTTATTAACTGAATATCTCATAGTATTAAAAGTTTAAAGGGGTTAAAGATTAAAAAGGTAATTGTTCAAGGTTAGATTCTAGTAAGTCAATAAGACTTTCTTTATATTCTATAAATTGAGGTTTAGATAAGTAAAGAAAATATTCTCTATTGTATCCGTTCGACCCTAGTAAATCACCTAATTTTTCAACGCCGTTTTCGTCTGCGTATTGGTGTAATAATTGCAATAAATTTTTCATAATATGTTTTTGTTTATTAATATGCCTCAAAGATACAAAAAATTTAATACATACAACAAAAAATTTACAGAATCAAAACTTTTTAATATGCAAGAAAAATACAATAAAAAGTTATTAACAATGAAAATGTTGAAAACTCAAAAATGGGCAATGGTAAAAAAAAGCAGGTCTATGGCAGTTTCAGGGCAGTTTCAGGGCGTTGGCAGTTTCAATGGCTGTAAAAAAAAAGAGGGCGGCAAAGCAGTTTCACCGACCCTCTAAACAAAAACATAATTACAAATCTAATGATTGTATGATTGTATCTTCTAGGTCAATGTAATCCCAATACAGGTCTGTTACGTCAGTATCTCCATTGAGTATAACCTTTTCTATCTCTAACTCTTCATAGTTAGTGTCTCTCTCTGAGTAGTAGTGGTAGAACACTTCTAGTGTGTAGTTGTCTTGCTCTATGTAATAAGAGTCTTTGATGCTTCTATTTGATTTCATAATGTTTTTAGTTTTAGTTTATTTGATTAATAATACAACACAAAGATACAAACTTTTTTTTAGTTATGCAAATTTATTTAACTATTATATGTTTTGCCTTTGATAATCATATTGATTATGGGTTGAGATACGCCGTACTTCTTAGCGAGTTTGGTCTGACTTATACCCCCCTCCCTATACTCCCCCCGTATAGCCTCCGCCTCCTCTAGGGTAAACTTGCGCTTGGCATATCCCCCACCTCTACGGTCTTTCCTGTCGTATATATTAATGCTCATTCTCTAATCTTTCTATCTCAAACTTGAGGTGATTAATAGTCTTTTTAATATCGTCAATATGCTTTGCATTGTTATCCATACCCTGCTCTACCTTCTTGCCTGCTCTCAGTAAATATGTAACAGCAGTACCTATGTTGTATGATAAATTCCAATCCTCTACTACCTTACGAGCCTCATAGCCATATACTGAGCCAATGTAGTAGTCAGGCACGTTTCTTTCCTTAGCAGTTTCCAATGCTGTCTTATTGTTTGTGTCCATATTTCTTTTGTAGTCGTAATAATATTTTGAATGTTTCATAATTCGTTTTTAAAATACTTATCTATTGTTTCCCTACATTGGTCAAAGCCTTTGCAACAGATTGCGTAATAACCCCTATCTAAGGCGTTCTGAATGAATGTCTTTTGCTCTTTGGAGGGATAGGACTTCTTGTCCTTCTTTAGCTCTATAAACAAGCCGTTGTACGTTTCGTTTGGCTCGAATATAAGTAGGTCTGATACCCCTCTCAAATATCCTGTACGCTTGGCTTTTAGCCTTTGTGAGTAATGTCTTTGAAACTGACCACCCATTGTTGCAGTAAATAGTGCATTTGGATATTGTAGCTTTATATAATCTACGATATTTATTTGCACTCTTTCTTCTGTTAACCTCTCTTGCTTTGCCATATTCTAATTCCTTAATACGCTTCTCGTAATCTGCACAGGTCTGCTTTAGAATATCCATCCTGAACTCCACGTCAGATACATCAGCTTTTAAATCTCTAAGTGCGAATATAAGATATAAAATAGAAATAAGCAATAGTGTTATAAGTATTGTTTCCATAGAACTATATTTTTACTACTTGACTATCATCTACTATCATATCACAGCCTATGCAATACTTACAGTCATCTGCTATCGCATCAGATACATAGACGTTGCTGTCGCACCATTGGCACTTACCGACATTGGTAAGCATATTGTCATCTTCGTAGTCGTACTGCTGCTGCATATCCCAATCGTTGTAAGACTTGTTTCCTACTAGGTTTCCATTTACATAAGCATATCCTAAGCTGTCGTACGTTTCTTTGTATGTAACTCTGTTTGATAACTTATCTTTACTTTTCTTTCTAGGCTTCCAATCAGACCACTCATCCCAAGATGGGGCTGCAGATTTCTGTACATATAGATTGCAACCTAACAAATCTATAAGTGATGAAATCATATCACAGCAGTTAGTAGCATCTGCAACATCTACAACCTCTTTGTCTGTATGTGGAGCATAGTAGCCGCTAGACATATTAGCAACACATACATCTAAGCCATTTAGCTTTAGTTGATATACATCTGTCAATGCACCTGATGTTTCTGCGTAGCCATACTTTTTAAGTGTAGATGAAATCTTATGTGAGAACTCCTCGCTGAACAACTCAACATTGTATATGTTGTTTACGAAGTCTTTATTGCCCCGTCTGTCTGACTGAAAGCAATAGCCTACATCTTTGAAGAAGTTCATATCCGCAGCAGAGCTACCTACACAACCTATCTCTTCGCTGTGAAAGAAAGCACATTTGACAACATCTTTGTCTAATAGCATCTGTAAGCCAATCCATACGCCTACCTTGTCATCGCCACCTATACCTACCTGCGCTTCTACATCGTTGCTAAACGCAAACAATACACCATCTCTTTCGTAAACACCGAAGTCTTGATGTATATTGTGTACTGTATCTGTGTGAGATACAATGCAAGGATAGTAGTCAGCAGTACCTTTGGTGACATAGATGTTGTTGTCCTTAACCTCGATGGTGGCTTGAGGAACATTGTCTTTGACGAATTGTTGTATGTATGCAATCATTAAATCTTCTTGTCCTGAATAAGATTGCACCGATAATGTGTCTATAAGTAGTTGTTTGTAGTTCATATAGTTTTGTTTTTGTTTGATTAATACTCTGCAAAGATATAACTTTTTTTTGGAATACCAAAATTATTTTAATCTTTTTGCTTTATTGATAGTGTCGCCCATCATCTTCTGATTATCCCTGTCTTTCTGATAGTCGGTTAGTTGTCGTTGTTGCCTTTTAAGATTTGCCTTAGCCTTGTATTCCTTGAGCCATATATTCCAATTACGAACGTTGACAAAGCCACCGCTATCAGAATGTCTTATACCCTGCTCAAAAGCAAACAGCACCTCATTCATATCCATACTACCATAAAATCTTGATAGGTCATCTACTAGCAGTTTAGACATAATTACTATCTGTTCTGTATCAGGCTTCTGACCTAACATTAGGTAGCACTTGCTCAATACATCTACACAGTCAACATTTAACTGCTCTCTATCGTTGGTAAATCTATACCAAATTTGTTTAGTCTTATCCATCTATGTGTTTTAATCTAGTTGCCATTCTTCTAAAGTCATCCTTATCGTGCGTTACATATCCTGTAACCATATAGTAGTTGCACCATTTAATGTTCTTTCTGTTCTTTAATGTAGGATTGTTAAACATACCCCTAACAAATTTGATGGTTTCTTTACTAGCGCCTTTGCGGTTTTTGTTATAATCGTTCCAAAATTCTTTTGTGTAATTAGCCATTGTTTATTTGTTCTCTTGCTTGTTGCCAAGACGTTAGTACTTGTTTTGGTTGTGATACTTTTTGCTCTTGGGTTGTATTCTTCTCCCACGTTCTTACAGATGCTTTCCAATCTTTCATTGCGTTCTTACCAACTTTCCATCCATTAGATGAGTAGTAGTCGTAAAACTTCTCAGCATCTACATTGTTGTTTCTTTCTTCGCAATAGTCTGCAACTTCTTCGATTGTTGGCTTTACAAACCTCTTAGCCTTAACCTTAGCTTTAACTATATCTTTATCTTTATCTTTATTATTAAGGGTACTTTGTACCCCTTGTGAACCCTTCCCATACCCTTCAAGATTATATTTGTCAAGTAATGCAATTACCGACTTATGCACATTAGAGTTTGGATTAAGTTCGCCATATTGAAACTCAATAAAGTCAGGAATAAACCATTTGTCGCCATTGTCAAAGATTACTATCTTGTCAAGAAATGCCTGTGGTAGCATATCGTAAATAAGGTCTGCACCTATTCTAATTGACGCTACTTCTATATCTACATCCCATATTCCTGCGTGATTGCAGTCGTCTAATATGTAGAACCATAGTAGCTTGTGTTCAGGTTTTAGTTCTTTCAGAAAGCGTTTCTTCCACTTGTCTGTATCTGTCATTCGTTTTGCCATTGTCTTAGTATAAGTTATCAGTTAATAATTCGTAAACTAAATCAGAATCTTCGTTTAGTTCATCTAACTCCTCATCAGATAAATCTCTACCATCGTACTCTGCACTTGCAATGAAAGCATCGCAGTAGTCAGGATAATCTCTGTGGTCGATACCCTCAAAAGTTACATCGGTAAATAGTTTGTAATTAAATTTGCTTGTCATAATGTTTTTGTTTTAAATTAATACTGAAGCAAAGATAAGTAAAATTTTTTAATTAATACAAAACTTTTTTAAGATTTTTTATTTCTATCCTAGCCATTATCTCAATATCATTGTAACCTCCTGCTCTTGGCTTACGACCACCTAGCCTAAAATTACCAAATAGATTTGATATTCTCTCATATACTATTCCATCATCAAATGCCCAACAGATTGCCACAGGTCTATTGGTTTTCTTCTGATGATTCTGTAAGTCAACTAACTTTCTTATAGCCACCTGCACTACCAAATCATCATCTATATTCCTGTCAGGACATCCCTTGACTTCTAAAGCACCGATAAGGTCTTGTTGTTTATTAACTAGGTCATAGTCAACAGCAGCAAACTCTCCTCTATCTATGCTTACTAGGTCAAATGCGTGGCAGAATAGCCTAGATGCTCTCTCTTGTCGCTTCCTATCCTGTGCTGTTTCGTACTTAGCCATTTTACTTTTTTAAGTATTGATATATTCTACTCTTACTCATACCAAAAAGTTCAGCTATCTCTTTTACATCCCAATTATAAAAATATAAAAACCTTGCTAAACTTCTTTTTAGTTTTGTCTTGAACTTTACAAGTCCTGTGTATTTTTTAGTTCTACTATTCCAATTCATTTATTAACTGTTTTGTGGTTATCATCTATATCTATTATGGAGTGAGTGTATGTACACAAGTCCTTAATCTTGCGTATATTGGCTCTTATATCCCTTCTAACTCCTTCAATCTCGGTTTTGGTGCTATCAGTACCGAGAGAAGCGTTGAGGGCAGCATTGGCTTGTAATAGCTTATCCACCCTCTTAACGTTCTTTCTTCTAAGATTCGATTTCACAATCAAATTGTTTTATCAGTTCCTTAACCTTAAAAGGGTAAGTCTGATTCTTCTTTTACAGTATTGGCTTTTTCTGTCTTAGCACCTCCGACATTTACTGCCCAAGCCAAAATGTTATTGTAGTAGTTACCTTCATATAGGCGACCTCTGATGTCAATCTTGCAAGTGACCTCAGTTCCCACCTCCACGCTATCAATCTTTTCTATGTTGTCTTTTACAACTTCCATCTTTATTGACTGAGGGTATTCTCCTCCTGTGTTTACCACAAACTCTCTTTTTCTAAATCCGCTGTTGAAAGTTTTAGTTTCAAACTTTGCTTCTAAAGTTCCTTTAATTTCCATAATAGTTAAAATTGTTTTGATTACTAATTGCTGTTAATTCATTCTTTATTTCAAATAACCTATCATCTATAATTATTTTATCTCTTAATAGGGAATCCATTTCATCTTTTATATTAAGATATGTAACCTCGTCAAACACCATATCCCTTACTTTGATATACCTTCTTATCTCTGATTTGTCAAATGTTAAGAAAGATGCTAATTTCTTTTCGTGAAATATTACTGTTGCGTGGTCTTGATTAAACTTTCTGCCTATTGACTTATATGTTTGGTCAAAATGCTTCCTAGCCATATAGTAAAACATTCTTCTCGCGCCTACAATATCAGACCTCCTAGATTTAGAATGTAGTTCTTTGTCTGTTATATTGTAATACTTACAAACAGCTTTTTTTAAAATCTCTTCTCTATAACTTGTCATCTTGCTTAATCATATTTAATAGTTCAACATCTCCAAGCTCTTGCTTCTTAAACTCTTCTGCATCAGCTAGTAGCTGTAAATGTTTAAGCCTAAGCATTGTGGGGTCTTGAAGATACTTGTCTATACTTGTTCCTTTCAGTCCTGTTACTTCACTAAACCTACGCTTAGTCATTCCTGTTATTCTCACTAATTTGTGAAACTCATTGTTTGCTATCTTTGTCATAATTATTTATATTCTACTATTACTAATTCTTTTCCAAACTCCTGCTGATATGTTTCCATAATCCTTTCATTTGGTTGCTCCATATATAAGTCTATGAAAGACTTTAATATACCTCTAGGTGCTTCTCCATCAGATAATTTAGCTACCTGCTTTCTAGTTATTGCCATAATTGCACCTTCTTTTGTTAATGCGTGTTTTAGTTTCATAATCTACTTCTTTTATTAAATTGTTCTCTAGGGTCTTTTGGTATGTAATCCTCTTTTAGCTTAACGATTAACTCGTATGCTTCCTGATAGGTAAGATGTAGCAGACCGTTCTCTATATCTCGTATGGTGTCTAGTTCGTAGGGAACACTTGTAAGTAAACCTTCAATAACAGCTATCTGACTATTACTGATAGGCTCACTTGCAAGTATATCTTCTATCCAATCCATTAGTCAGCCATTTCGTCTTGACCGAATACACCTTCCTCATAAAAGCCTGTAAGCATTAGTACTGCTCTTGACTTTGCCCTCTTCTCTGCCATAGCAACAGGAAACTTACCTGCCATACCCATAGTGTTTTCTTTGCTACATTCTCCAAAGGATTCTACTCTACGTTGATTCTCTGACATCTCTGCTACACATCTTAACACAACCCATTCTCTTTCCATAATGATTGGCTCATAAGCAACTCTGATGCCACGTTTACTGATAATCTTATCAATACCTGTTCGTGTGATAATCACAAAGCCACGTTTGTCTTTATACACATCTTCTTGCACTAGACCGTTTTCTGTAAACAATCTTCTTAGTGTTTCTTTCTTAGTTTCTGTTTTAATTTCTGACATAATAATATTTATTAAAGGTTACTGATTAGTGTTCTTAGTTCTTTGATGCTTTCTATACTTGATGTTCTTGCAGATATTCTACCATCATACCATTCTTTTAGATTGTTGTTATCTATGAACTCAACCTGTGATTGCTCATCAAAAGACAATAACTTTTCAAATAATGATAACTTACTTTCTAAATAGAAAAGCACATCGCCTTTCTTTACAGTTTCTACTTTTAATTCTGTTGACATAATCGTTTTGTTTTAATTAATAACTTCGACAAAGTTAGTAAATAAATTCAAACTACCAAAAAATAAATTGTAAAAATGTAAAAAAAGTTTACTCTACTAGAGTGTAGATTATTCTTCTCCCAAGTGCATTGGGTAGGTAATTGGCAATGTGCCGTTGTTTAATACAACACCACAAGCTATTATAGAACGCTTAGTAAAGTTCTTAGCGTATGCAAGTGCATACTGATTTGTGTTAGTTACACCACATCCGACCTGCATAGCAAAGTGTCTAGCGGTCTTGGTGCAATGCCAAGATACAGAACATTCTGTGTGTATATGACCTTGTACTACCGACTTGCCCCAATTTACCATACGATTATGCGCTCCTCTTGCCCCACTACTACCTGTTCCGTGAGTATAGATAACACCATCTTGTTCAAAGCTATCGTCAAATGTCCAAGTAGGTACTTGTAAGGCTTCTGAAAGGTCTTTAAGCCATCTTTGTGATATCCCCATAGCTACTGCCTTACGAGAGATTATAGCATCGTGATTACCTATGCAAACTCTTGCGTTAGGAAAAGCATCGTGCCAAGTCTTTAGTTGGTTAATTGCTCTATCTAATTCTTCTCCTGCACCAAATCCATCAGGATGTGTTTCGTGGAAGCTAGAAAAATGTGAATCAATTAAATCTCCGATAAAGATTACATCATTGCAGTTGTTATTTTCATATACATCTAAGCAATGCTCTAGGTATGAGCCACCGTCATTGCATTGTCCTTTGATAAATGGTGCGTGTAAATCCCCTATGATGAGTACGTTGCGAACTTCATTGTGTCGCATCTTCTGTATTACCTCGTATTCCGTTTCTGTTAGTCTTGGTCTGTACTGTTTCATTGCGGTTTGGTTTTCGCAAATATAAAAAAAAATATATAAAAAAACAAATGGAGTGCCGAAGCACCCCATTCAAAACTAAAAACAAAAACGATTATTCATACAGACGTATGAAGCAAAGATAATAAAAAAGAAGTAAGTTAAAAGTTATTTCTTTATTTTTTCGTACGACCTTCCTCCGAAGTACGCACCAAAGGCAGTTATGGCTAGTAGTTGCCACAGGTCAATCCAAGAATCCTTGATGTCCATATCGACATATCCAAAGTCAATTAGAGTGAATACAGTAAGTACAAGTAGTAAGAAAGCTAGTGATAGTGGTCTTATCGACTTAGTAAGCCAATTACCCTGCATATCAGCTTCCCACCTCTTAGTTACCTCAACCTGCATCTTCTCCTCAAACTCCTGAACCACCCTGTTTACCTCAGCCTTTACAAGCTCTTTTTCTTCGGCACTTGTGTGTATCTTGTCAATAGCATTGCCTACACTATCAACCAACTCTTTTGCACCGCTGCTAAATATTTTTTTTAATATACTCATATCTTTAACTTTATCTTTAACCTTAGCTTTAGCTTTATTATATAGGGTATAAACTACCCTATGTAAACCCTTTGGCAAGGGTTAGTTAACCCTTAAAAAAATCATTTGTGTGTTTATATTCTATGAATACTTGCTCTCCTCTGTCTAAAACCTCAGCAACCATTCTATACAATCTCTTGTAGGCTTGTGTTGACTTGCCTATAAAACCGTTAGTAACAAAATCATTATTCTCTTGTGAATCACCCACAAGCAAACATCCGCTAGTATGCTCATCAGTATTTCCGCAATGTATAAGAATATACTCAAAATTAGGAACGTTAGTGATATGCAACATACCGCTATGAATATCAGGGAATCTTTTAGAATATTTATTATGGAAGCCACCTTCTTTTCTATATTTAATTTCATACGTTCCATAAGGTATCATTGTTTCGCCTTTGACCTTATCTTTTCTATACTCATCCTCAAGAGTGTAACAGATAAAATCGTAACCACTAAACCCTTCGTAGAACAATATACCGTTAGTACTGTCAACAGAGTTGTTGTAACGTAAGCAAAGAAGTTTCATTAGCTACCGCAGTTTTCGCAGTCCTCTTGATTCTCGATATTGCAAGTAGGTTGTTCCTGTTCTTCCATATCATCTATCCAAGCATCAAAACCTATATGTTCAGCAGTTTCAGCAGTTTCACAGCCTTTTTGGCATTTGTCTTTATTTGTGCAGTTACAATTCATTATCTATGATGTTTACAATTTTTATAAGTAGCTATTTCTTTTTCTAACTCTACGATTCTATCTTCGCACTCGTTTATAATCTTAATCTTTTTTTCTAGTCTTTGCTCCAATACAGTTATATCTTCACCTAACTGTGCTATCTGACTATATGCAATACCCATTGTAAAGATAATACCTATTATCCAAATAATATTACCTACTGACAAAGTTAAGTCTTTCTGTATCATTTTCCTTGTGAATTGTAAGGTTTGTTGTATTGCTTACCGCTTTTTGTTCTGCTTTTGTTCTTAGAGTGTATTCCTTTTCTCTTTACCTTAGCCTTCTTTCTGAATGCAAATGATACACCTTTAGCCATTTTTACTAAAAAAATAAGCAACTATCGTACCAACTACAATAGTCCATAGCCCCCATAGCCCCCTTTGCATAGCCACCCTAGCCGATGTGTTTCTGTTCACACGAGATACCACCCCATTGTCAGGGTCAAGAAGATTCTTAGTTAGCATATCTAACTTGTCATCCATCTTGTCTAGTTTCTCCTCCATAGAATCCATCCTTTGCTTCATAAGTGCTATTTCTTGTGCTGCTGTTGCTCGTGCCATTAGAATTTGTATTCTTGGTAATCTAACCCCATAAATGAGTGTACTCCGTTTCCTTCAATAACTACTCTGTTATCTGCCCAATCATTAGGCTCAACATAAGATAATACCTCTGCTTCTGCATCAACAGGTTCTAAACCTTTCCATAGTACGTCTAGGTGATACTTGTCAGAAAGTACAGGTGCTTTTACTTCTTCGCCTTCTTCATTGTATTCTCCTTGCTCTAAGACTATATAGCCTAGTTTAACGATACAATGCTTATGTGTTGGGTATGTGTTACCATCATCATCAGTAGCTACTCCTAAAGCAGTTATTTTATCTTCTGCTTGTTCTAAGCTATCAAATTCGTATTTTCCTATCTTATTCATAATTAACTTGTTAAATTTTGTAAATCTGTATCGCTTAATGCTTCTTTATATACTCTTACTGCTTTGACTTTTCCGTAGAAATCCAATATACTAGCTCTATCAAAAGATAAATCATTTAAACCAACAGGTGTTAAGCCATTTGCGTCTTGAGCCACATTTGTTCCGTTTACCCATAACGCAAAATCATTAGCCTTGTATTTTACTGCTATTTTATTATAATTTGTTATATCATAGCTAGTTGTTACCACATTTGCTTGAACAGCCGAACTTGATTTTACTTCATACCTAATTCTATTAGACACACCACCATAATAAATGGTAACACTATTACTATCAGTTCCATCAGTTAATGAAATAAATCTATTAGTTAAGTCATCAGAAAAAGCAGCTATCTCTGCATACAATACTCCTTCTTCACTATTAAAGTCAGCAGATGAACCTGCACCTGTGCAAGTTTCTGCATCTCTAGTAACTGTTGAGCCATTAGTAGGTATGTAAGAAGTTGGGTGTGATAGTTGTTCGTGTTGCCCACCATAAATGTATATACCACTTGTGTCATCTCCTAAAAAATCACCACCACCAAGATAAGATGCAGTAAGATTAATTCTACACACTTCATTGACACTTGAACTTGCTTTAGTAATAATACATCTATACCAACCATTTCCGTAGTTTACAATACTTGATGTAATACCTGATGATTGACCACCTGTCAATCCGTTTTCTAAATCAAAATAAGCACCATCTAAACCTATTCTTGCCCAACAAGAATTATATTCTGCTGATTTAGCAAAAAAGCTAAATGTTGTTGAACCACTTGCGTTAGATGATGTAAAATTAATTCTGTGTTGAATTGTTGTAGATGTACCAATTAATTTATCAGCATTAACAGTTCCATCAGGTGATGTTACTACATTTTGAGTTGTAGTTGCATTAGTTGGCGACCATTCGCTAAAATCTTCACTATAAGTTACTAAGTTTGTACTCTGTGGTTCAAGTAATAAATGACCATCAGTATTATCTGTAAAGTCTATACGAGGTGTATCTGTTTTTACTTCGCTTACAACAATGTTATCTACATATATTACACCATTATCTGATGATGAGTAAATTCTAAAGTCAATACCTGCTGATGTTATATACTTAGAAAACCTTGTGCCTTCGTAAGTAGATACATCGTAAACATTATTACTACCTAATCTAACTATAAAAGTACCATTGTTGTCATCTTTATCTAATACATCAAATTCTACTTTATATAGCTTACCACTTGTTAATACATTTTGTTGTATAAATGTAGTGTTAGTTGTTCTAGCTATTCTAGCTGCACCGTCAGGAAAAGTAAAGCTATCACCTGAAAAAGTCCAATAGTCATTAGGGTCAACCTCTTTAACTGATACGTTGTCAACTGTACTATCAAAAGCAGTACCACCTGTTCTTCTGCCTATTACAAAATCTGCATTATTAGCAGTACCATAAAAAGTATATGAGCCTGATGTTGTTGCAAAACCAAAATTTTCGTTAGTAGAGCCATCTTGAAACTTTAATCCTAATCCACTATTTATTGTTACATCAACAGTAACTTTGTAAACTTTTCCAACAGTAAAAACATTAGACTGTGTTAATGATGTAAAAGATGAGCCATCACCTATTATATTTCCTGTGCCATCACTTATAGTAGCACCACTACCCTTTATCCAATCACTATCTGTGTCAAAAGTTCCATTTACAACCACCTCACTACCTAACTCACTAAAATCACCGTTATTAACTAAATTAACGTCTTGTAAGTTACTTTCTTTGATTAAACCATCTCTACCTACATAAGATGCTCTAGTACCCCTAGAAACAGTAAATTCAGTATTCTTAAATCTACCATTGGTTTCTTTAGCAGCTAGTAAATTACCATCTTTAACTGCCCATTGACCTTCACCTAATTTTACTATACCTTTTCCCATTATATAATTGTATATCCGTTAGCTTGTGCTAGTTCGTTAAATGAACCGTAGTTAGTTATTCCTGTTAGTAGTTCTAGTTCGTCATCTGTTAGTGCTTCATCAAATACTGCTAGTGCTTTAACTTTTCCGTAGAAAGGATTTGTATTTGTTGCTAATACAAAACCTAAATTAGACAAAGTACCTGCTGAAAAAGTATTACCACTTGTGTCGGTAGCAACCTCTACACCATCTACCCATAAAGCAAAATCATTTTCTTTATATTTAAAAGCCACTTTATAATATTCATTTGTAGTTTTAACACTTGAATTAATACCTGTTTGGTCAACACCTCCAACCCTTAAAACACTTTGTATGCTATTGTCATTTCTAAAATATATCCACAACCCATCAGTAGTACTTGTATCGGTTGCAGTTATACGAGCAGCAGTTTTGAAAGCACCCGTATCTTGCATAAGAGCTTCTACATATAACACACCCTCTGTTGAGTTTATTAATGTACTATTACCACTATTTCTTAGTGTTTCTGTTGCTCTTGTAACTGTACTACCGTATGTTGGTATGTATGATGTAGCGTAGGATAAATCTTCTAATTGACAACCCCATACAATAACTTCACTTAATGTAGTTGATGCACCTCTAAAATCTACTGCGTAAAAAAAGTTAGCTGCTCCTGCGTGAGTAGCATCAAATCTTTGCCATTCATTTGTCAAAGTAAACAAATTATTGCCATTTTGATTTAATAAATCTACATCTCCTGTACCACTAACAGTTTTCGCCCATATAGACTTACGCTTACCTGTGTTTATATTATAATAACCTACAAGATGTGCATTGCCACCATCGTTTGTTACTTTATAAGCAGTATTACTTCCATCAGGTGCAGTATAACCACCTTCTACAAGTACATCATTTTTTGTCCAAATAGTTTGACTAAAATCCTCTGAATATGTAATTTCATTAGTAGAAGTAGGCTCTAACAACCAATGCCCATTCTCTCCATTACTATCATAGTTTATTCTAGCTAAATCTACATCTTCACTAAATGTAATGTCTTTTACTGATATGTTGTCTAATGATATATCAGATACAGATGTAACTCTATTAAAATATAAATCAGTTCTATCTGCTACAAAAGTGTGATTGTAAGTTTTTGTTTCATCAATCTCAATAAGAGTAGCACCACCTAGAGCTTCAACTTTAGCACTACCTGAAACAACTACTGCATCAAAAGTTATGTTATATGTGTTTCCGATTGTAAATACTGAACTTTGGATAAAACCACTACCGCTACTATCACTACTAACTAATCTTGCAACTCCATTGGCAATAGTCCACTTAGCACCTGCACTCCACCTATCGTTAGGGTCAACTTGTTGTACTGATACGTTGTCTACTGTGATGTCTGTTACACCTGCTACTCTAGCTAAGTTAAAAGTTCCTGATGAGCCATCATTTAAGACATATATTGTGTGTGTGCCAACTGACGTAGGAAATGAGTAGCTTGTACCACCACTAAATTGAGCCTTTAAAGTACCACTAACGTAATTGACTATATCTAAGGTTATTTTTACATACTTACTTTGCGTGTTAGTGTATTCTATTTTAGTTTGAGATATGTACTGATAACTACCGTCTGTACTTAAAATTCTAGCAGTACCGTTCGATATAGTAGATTGACTACTCTTAAACCAACCACTATCAGTATCAAACGTACCGTTAGTAACTGCATCATCACCCAACTCCTCAAAATCACCATTCTGTACTAAATCTACATCAGTAATACTCTGCATATCTTGTACTAAACCATCAGAGTTTATTCTTGTAGCACTACTTGCTCTATCGAAGTCAAAGTCTGCATCTGCTTCTGATACAGATACGTTGTCTATTGAGCCTTCAAAAGCGTTTGCAATAATATAAAAGCTAGTAGCAGGAGTACAAGTTTGATAAAAAGTATAAGTACCATTAGCTGACATTGTATTTCTAGGTGCTGCACCTGCTGATACCTCAACGTTTCCTGAAACATAATCAGAAACAGTTATAGTAATTTTATAATTTTTACCAACGACTAAAACGCCACCTTGTGTTAGATTATTAGAGCCACTTGAACCATCATTACTAGCTTTTCCATTAGCAATAGACCAACCTGTACCTTTTGTCCAATCACTATCAGCATCGAAACCTCCATTAACAACAAGTTCATCACCTGTATAAGTCTTTACAGAGTGTACCCTTGCATCAGAATATGCAGTAGGCGTAAGTAGTATAGATGCTTTGTCTAGCAACTCGTAGTTATCAATATCCTTAACTACTTGCTTACTATCAGCAATATTCTCGCTATAAGTAGCACGACCCTTAACAGCCGACATTAAAGAATCTATTAGACTTCCTAATACTCTTTTACCTACTCTAATTGCTAAACTTAATCCTAACATATTATGATGTATATACTACCTCCATAGTAGCGTTAAACCTTACTGTTGTTTCAAGTGCTGTTGACGGCGCTACTGTAACTATAAGAACATCACCCGCTGCAAACGTAGCACTACTACCTAAAGATGTAGTTGAGAAGAAGTCGGTAGTGGTATCACCTCCTAAAGTTTCACTCGCAGTATCGCCTAGTTGTGTAAGGTCGATAGCAGCAGAACTTTCATCAGAAGGAGTACCTTTATATACTTTAAAACTTACAGTCTTACCACTTGTTCCTCCAACTAATCCACTAAAAGAGTTTACAAAACCATCTCTAGTGCAATATAGTTGTGCTTGTTGTAGTGCATCTTGTGCATCAGCAGTAGGGTCAGTAACGACTGACGACCAAGAATAGGTAACGTTACCCCCATAAGCGGGTGCGTGTTCATCTGCCCTTCTTACTCTGTTTAAAAATCCACTAACCCTAACAAAATGAGTTTTCCTTAAATTGTCATCTTGCCATTGTAAAGCACCGCTAGAGTTCTTAGTAAGCACAGTATCATTACTAGCTGTACTAAAGCCTTTAGGAACGTGCAGTTGCGAATCCTCTAAACTACTATGTTCGTTACTAGCCATATTAAGATTTATATCCTATGCAGATTCCACTTGTCAATGTAATATCTGTAACCTTTCCTAAGAACAATGTAGTTCCCGCAGGTACAGTTGTTTGTAGAGCATCTTCACCCGTACACTCGTTAGCAGTAATACTAGCTATAACACTCTCCACAGGGAAGTGTAAGCAGTAATATCTTTTGCCTGTTTGTGCAGCAGTAGTGAATACCTCAACATCACCACTAGGAGAATGACCTACCATTCGCATTAACGATACATTATCATCTAAAAATCCTGTTGCCATTTTATATTATTTTATTTGTTTCTATCGTATGCCCAATTCTTTAAAGCAATATAATTCTTAGAGTAAGGGCATTCTTTACTCACATCTTTGCCTTGTGGTTGTTTAATTGCTCTTGCAATATATGCAATAGCTTTTCTTGCTTCAGTAGCATCGTTAGATGTCCAATCAGCTTTCTTCTTAGAAAGTAGTTTTAAGTTTCTGTTTATAGCATCTCTACCTAAACTAGCTTTCTTACTACATTTATTCTCAGACCATCTCTTTAGTTCTGAGTAACTCATATTTACAGACTTCTTATATTCTGTATATGTTTCATCAATCTCCTCTTGTGAGAAAGCGTTTTTAGCAGACTTAACCTCAGAAACTAAATCACTCATCATCTCGTTGATTAAATCCATAAGGTCAAGTTGATTCTCATCAAACTCATCATAAGCATCGTGTTCCTTTCCGCACATCCAACTACCATCAGGCATTTGATGCTCATAACCATCAGGACACTCTTTGTTTTCTCTAAATACGTTTTCTTCCTCTTTCATTAGTAGAATATTATACCGTTCATCTTACTAGCTATATCCGTATCAGGCATTGAGCTATCTCCATCGTGTCCGTACAAAGGGTAATCGTTTGATTGGTCATTGTGAGTGATATAAGCAATCATATCATCCAACAATACCTTAGCCTTTCTAAATGTGTCGCTTTTCATTTGATTGAACTGCTCTACACTTGCGGGTGTGCTAAAGTCAGAAACATTAACAACTAATCCTGCCGATGTTGTGTTGTATTGTATCTCGTTCATAACCTCAAACCTAACAAACCAACATAATGCAGGTTTTAGGTAGTGTGTTAACAAGTCAGAGTTAGCAGTTGTCAAAGTACCGTTATGGTGTTGTGTCTTTAACTCTTCAAACATATCTAATCCAAGCTCAGGTTTAATGTGTGCAAGTTCAGCAATTTCAAGTATAGCATCACTTATCAAAGCAGTATCTGTTGCTTGATTAGTAAATGAAGTTGATATAACTTCTGATGCTGTTACAAACTTGTTGTATTGTCTTACATTTGCCATATTAGTCTTGTGTTTCGTTTCTTTCTACTCTAATTGTCTGTCTGTCTGATAAGAGCATATGACCATCCTCAATATCTTCTAAGTCTTTATTAAGCATTGCTCTTTGCTCATTGATAGTCAATACTTGCTTAGGGTCAATGTCCGATAGGAATGAAATAGGTGGCTCGTAAGCAACTGTTAGGTCATCGGTATTAATTCCTACCTCAGCAGTGATAACTCTCTTTATAGGGTCTAATAAGATGTTAGTAGTATCTCTAATAACAGTTGACATAGCTAAGTCATAAGCTATTCTAATCTCACTACCCGTATTGTTCATCTTTCCTGATGATACGATACCACTCAAGGCGGGTTGCCATCTGTGAGCAGTAATTATGTTTTGGTCAGTTAACTTCTGTAAATCTAGGAAATCACCATCTTCCTTGTTGCTTATAATCTGAACGTCAGTACCTCTACTGTCCTCACCGTTCTTTACAAGGAATAATATCTTTGAGTTGTTACCGCTACCTGTTAATGTGTCTTTGGCAGTTTCAACAAACTTCTCTGCTTCTGCTTCACCAAAATCACCGTTAACGGTAACAATAGCAGAAGGACTAAATCCGTTCTTAAATGATGTGTGATTAAATTTACCAATCTCATAGTCTATTGCTATGTGTTCTAATGCAGCTACATAGTCAGGTAATCCGTAAAAGTTAAATGTACTTTCGTAATCCTTATAATGTATGATAAATCTATTAGCTGATACTTGCGGATAGATTGGTATTCTTTGTGTCTTTTGGTTTTTCTTATGGTTTTCCCAATCAGGATTGAAGAAAACGTGCTTCTTGTTTTTGGCTAGTCTAGCTGTTGAAGCATCTTTATGATAGAAGTTTACACCACCCTCATATATAACGCCTTCTAGGTATGCGTTACCATAAGTATAATAATCGTCTGCTAGTTTTTTAAAGCAGTCCTTTAGACTTTCTCCGTTAGCATTAACATCTTCTATGAAATCAGCTAATGATTCGTTAGAAGTCAAGAAACCACCACCCGTAGTGAATGTAGTCTTTTGTGCTAATACAGAACGATGTGTAGAAGATTGTCTTTTTAACTCAGCTAGATATTGTGGAAATAGATTGTCTTTTCCAAAAGGAATCCAATCTTCTCTTAATCTGTCTAAGTCTTTAACCTCAGTATCTACCGTAGGAGTAGATAGGTTTACAAAAGCATACTTAGTGTTAAAACTACTCTTTGTCTGAGCTGTCTTTAACTGATTCTTCTTGTGCTTTTGCTTTGGTTTTCTTTGGTTTTGCATCTTCTTTGCTTACAAAATTAGTAAATCCCAAGTCATAAACCTTTTTTAGTTCTGCTTGAGTTGCCTTAGACCAACTTACTTTGAAACCATCAAAAAAAGTTGTTCCTTTGTTTAGTTTAGATTTATACATAGTGCAAGTATAATAAAAAAAGAAGGAAAGGGCAAATCGCCCTAACCCATCCTTTTTAGTTAATATTAAGCTACTGTTGCTGTTCCGCCTGATGTATCAAGTGTCATTGTACTTGAACAAACTCTTGGAAGCTCACCTGCTGAACAAGTGATTGTTACGGTTACACCGTTCTCATCACCTAAAGCAGCACCCGTTCCACCTTCAATAGATGAAACTCTTGCATACATTTGAATGTTACCTACCGTACTATCCTCTAAGGCATACGCTTCAGAAACACCTAATACATATTTACCGCCATTATAATCTTGACAGTAAACAACTAAATTTTCATTTAGTAATGTTTCTAAGTTGCTCAAGTGAATAGTTGAAATGCTAGGAACGTAAAAAGATACTGTGTGTTCAAACATTATAGTACCACCTTCTTTACTACCTGCTGTACTAAGAGAGCCTGTACCCTGCTTTAAATCAAACAACTGAAATACGTCATTAGAAGCCAAAGCAACGCTGTGGTCATCAGCAGCTACATCAAATGTAACATCACCTAAATCACCTCTTAACATCAAACCTACATACTGCAAACCACCTCTGATTTCTAAATCGCTGTGTGCTATACTTAAATTTTCGATTGCCATTTTCTTGTGTTATTAAAAGTTAAAAATTAAGGGGGAGTGTTTCATCCCCCATTAATTAAATTGAATTATACAGCTATTGCATCAGGAGTGTAATATACAGCTAATTTAGCATCTTTTAATGCTACACCAACCATATAAGATACTCTGAATCTGTAAGCCTTGTTATCTTGTGAATACCATTGCTCAACAGAGTTTTCATCAAAGTCAGTTCCTACAACGAAAGCATCTTTTGTAGTTAGCATTGCTCTGTGAGTTTCAGCAGCAGCGTTTTGACCATTAATTTCAGCAAAGTCAGCAGCAATAGCTACATCCCAATCTCTACGAACTATTAAAGGAATACCTCTGTAAGTTAACTGAGGAACACCGTTTACTAATGCACCGTAACCTGCTGCTGCAAAGTTAGAAGATTCTAACGTAGAAGCCATATAGTCATCAGCGATATCACCTGATACGAAGAAAACGTGATTTCCTGCTTCTAACAATTCAGGAGAAGCATTGTCATATAATTTCTTTAGAATATCTAAAGCGTTACCTGCAACTAAAGCTGCACCATCATCTTGAGTAGAAGCGTCTAAAGAAGCACTTGTTAGTGCTGTTGCACCTGCTTCTCTTGCTACTTGGAAGATACCATCATAGATACCGTAGTTAGCGTCAGCTTCTGCAACATCCGATAACCATACTTGACGGTTAAAGTCAGCTTTAACACCTTGTCCGATTAAGTCAAGAAGAATGTTCTTAACGATAGTACCGTCAACGTTGTCAAAGTCGTGCTGACCTCTCATTAATTGACCTTTCATTTTATTGAAAAGCTCGTTTGCTCTAAACTCAATCTCAGCTTCTACACGAGAAGGAGTGATTGTGATTGTTGCACCTTGTGCTGCTGTTGAAGAATCACCATCAAACGCACCATTAGTGAAAGCCTTAGTAATCTTTCCTAATTGATTGAACTTGTCTATTACAGTAGTACCTTTAATGTTAGGTAATACTTCCATATATTGCATATAATCTTGACCCATAAAGATAGGCTCGATAATGCTTCTGTTTACATCATACTGTTCAACAGTTGGTAAACCTGCTGTTGTTATATTAAATCCCATTTTTTATTAATTTATTATTTTAAAATTGATTTAGCAAAAGCATCCCACTTGTTCACTACAACATCATTTTCATTGATTGCAGGGTCGGCATCAGCTTCTACGTTAGTTTCAGTAGCTTCTAATTTCGCTAGTTTAGCTTCCATATCAGCAACCTTGTTTTCTAAGTTAGCGATAACGCTTTCTTTTTCTCCAACAAGACCTGCTAATTCTTCTTTTTCTTCTGTTAGAGATTTAGCGTTTTCCTCAAGCTCTTCGAACTTGTTAACGATAACCTCATTATCTGAAATAGAAATAGAAACTTCTTCAGCAGGAGTAGAAACTTCCTCTCCTTTAACAGCGTTTAAGATTTCCTCTTTAACACCGTTGAACCAAGTTTTTAATTCTTCGGTCATTTTAATTGATTTTTTGTTAGTAATTAATTCTAATTTATCCTTAACTTCTTTCTCGTTTACGTTTGTAAACTTAGATAAGTCAAAAGATGCTGCAACTTTCATAGGCTCTGTAATTGTATCTATAAAGCCATAGTCCATTGCTTCTTGACTAGACAACCAAGTTTCTTTATCCATCATATCAGAAAGAGTTTCAAACGAAAGGTTTGACTTCTTAGAATATATTTCGATAATTTCATTTTTTATCTTGTCAAGTAAATCAGCAGTCTTACGCATATCACCTGCTTCACCTGCCGATTGTCCAAAAGGATTGTGTATCATAAAGAATCCGTTTTCTGACATCTCAATATTATCTCCTGCCATAGCAATGACAGTTGATATAGATGCAGCTAAACCTTCAATCTTAATGTTTACATATCCATTGTGAGAACGTAAAGTATTGTAAATAGCTAAACCATCAAATACACTACCACCAACAGAGTTGATGCGTAATGTGATGTCAGCAGTTCCAACAGCCTTTACTTCTTCTATAAAGTTTTTAGCAGATGTTCCGTAATCACCTATCTCATCATAGATAGATATTTCTACGTTATTATCCGCTTTATTTTCTATTGAATACCATTTGTTCATTTTGCAAATTTAATTATTAATAGTTAATATCTTTCGCAGAAATGGTCAAAACTACCTAATGTTGTAATCCTTGTTGTATTTACGCTTGTGCTTATAGATTATATTCTGTATAGTTCTCTCTGAAACATCATACTTAATAGATATATCCATATAGGTATAAGTATAGTTGTTGTCATTCTCCAAGAGTATTCTGTCAAAATCTCTTATTATCATATAATCCCTTAGCTTTCTAGGCTCGATAAGACCTTTCTCTGATAAATGGTTCAGGACATTTTTTATTCCTGCTTCCTCAGAGTATCGTGCTTTGACTTCATTGTATATGATGTCTATGAACTCATCAACAATATCAGCACTATTCTGTCTTATCATATGCAAATATATTAAAAAGTAGCCTGACTTTCAATAGCAGATATTCTATTCTGCACATCTGTCATATCACTTTCTACGATTACAACCTTAGAACTTCCCATTCCTCCGCTTATTAATTGTTGTGCAGACCTTAGTTCACCACCCATCGCAAACTTCTCTCCACTATTGAGTAAACCGCCATCAGCGAACTTTACACCATTACCATTGTAACTGTTTATTGCTGATAGCACAGGTCTAAACATACTTGTTGATTTCTTGTTGATAATTGCTTCACCACCCTCAGCTTCGTGTATTCTACCACCAACTCTAAATTTAACACCGCCATTAGCGTGTGATGCACCTTGAAACATACCTCCATTTGTAAGACCACCGTTAGCAAAGTAAGTTCCTTCGCTCGATTTCGTAGCTGAATTATCACTTCCTCCACCTCCAAGAAGATTGTTTATTAAGGGTGTTACTAAAGACTTCATACCAATAGCTAATCCAACTTTAGCTAAGAAAGGTATTGTTTTATCACCCCAAAGAGAACCCATAGCGTCTAATAATATCTCATTAATTTTCATTGATATTATTTGAGAAAAAGCTTCTTGAGCTGTTGCTGAGTGAAGTATTATGTTTTGTATTTCATCTTGAGTTGCTTTATCCTTAGCAATCTGAGATTTTTCTGTGGCTGACTTTTCCTTATGCTTTAGTTCTATGAGAGCGTTTGACACAATTTCATTAGCACTAAACATACTATCCAAGAACCCTTGCTCTTCAACTAAAGAATCTTGAAGGTGTTTAGTTTTCATTTTAAAAATCTTTTGATTTAGAATCTCTTCAGTAGAGATAGTTCCGTCAATATATTGCTGCCTAAGAATTTGCTCCTTGTCAAACATATCTTGCTCTATAATAGAGAACCTTTGTTTGGCTATTTTGTCGGCTTGACCACTAAAATCATCAGCAATAGGCGATTCAGTCTTACCTGTTGTTTTCTTTTGTTCTTTTCCTAGTGCTTTTAATCTTGCTATTTCAGTTTCAATGACGCCAATCTTTCTATTCTTAGCGGCAATCTCAGCTTCTGTTGTTTGAGGCATAAGTTTAGCTTGGTTTAACAAATCCTCCTGTATTGCTATTAAGTCTTTTTGTCTTGCCAACTCATTTAGCCTGTCTTGCTCTCTTTTCTTTTGATTAAGCTCTTCTTTTTTAGCTTCCTCCTCAGACATTCTTATAATCTCTTGAGTGGCTATTTGATAAGATTGAATCCTTTTTTTGAGTCTTTCAGCTTCTTCTTTAGCATTTTGTCTAGCTATTCCAAAATTATCATTTTGAGATATTTCCAACTGCTTTTCATACTCTTTCTGCATACCTTCTAAAGACTTTTTTAAATCTTCAGATTGAATCTTTAGTTGAGTTGACAAAGTTCCCGCAGCCTCTTCTCCGTAAAGCCTTGATGTTTCCGATATTTGATATTGAGCTATTTTTAGCTGATTATCAACAATGCCTTCTGCTGTTTGACTTGTTGTAGCCATTTGGTCTGCCCACCTATTTAGCCAATATGTAGCAGCACCATAAACACCTCTTAGTGTTGTAGCAACAGTTCCTCTACCTTTGTCCAACGACAAAATAAATCCTTCCCAAGCTGACTTAGCTTTGTTTATAGAACCCTTTAGGGTGTCCTCCATAATTTCAGCCATTTCTCCCGTTGAGCCATTAGCCTCTTCTAGTCTTTTGTTAAAAAGCTCTAAAGCGTCAGCACTGTTTATGAAAGATGTAAATGCGTTAGCCTGTCTAACGTTAACAATCCCCATTACATCAGCCATTTCAGTACCTTCTAATTTTAATGTTCTTAGAGCTTTTATAAAATCTTCTCCTGAGTGAACAGTTTGACCTAGCCTTCTTGAAAGGTCAGATGTAGGGTCTTGCATTTTAAGAAGTATGTTACGCAAAGATGTACCTGCAATAGACGCTTCAATACCTCTATCTGTTAACAAACCTAACATAGATGTTGTTTCCTCAAAAGTAAATCCTGAATCAGCAGCAATAGCTGAAACTTTAGTCATTGACGTTTGAAACTTTTCAAGGTCTAATGCAGAACTTGTAAAAGATTTACCCATAACATCAACAAACCTTTGTGTTTGGTTAGCGTCAGCACCAAAACCTCTTATGGCAGCAGCAACAATAGTAGCCGTTCTTCCTAAGTCAGAACTCATTGCGGTAGACAGCTCTAATATAGCTTCTTGAGCAGCAACAACCTCTGTTGTAGTAAAACCTAGCCTTGACAAAGATTCTTGCATTTCAGCCACCTGTGTAGCTGTAAAGAAAGTTGTCCTACCCAATCTCATTGCAGACGACTCTAACTTAGCAAACTCCTTAGCGTTTGCTCCTGTTATCGCCTTTACCTTAGCCATTTGAAAGTCAAAGTCAGCAATAGTATTTACAGCATCTAACACAGCTTGTCTAACAGAGTTCATAGCCCTCATAAATAGAGTAGCTCCAATCTGAGCAAGACCAAAGCTTTTAGCCATTTTAGTAACAAATCCTGTTGACTTCTTTGTCGTTTCGCTAAATCCTTTTAGTTCTTTCTGAGCGTTACCATATTCTCTCCTAGCTTTCTTAAGGCTTGTTTCTTGTTCAGCAAAAGCACGAGCGGTTTCATCGCTAATGTTTTTTACATCTTTATTTTCTTTCTTTAAGTCTTTAAGATTCTTAGAGTAAAGCTCTACTTCTTTTCTTAATTCTATTAGCTTGTCGTTACCCTTTATAGTAACCTCAATTAAAGTATTTACCTTTTTTGCCATTATGCTTTTTTAATTATTGAATCCATAGATATATCTATCTCAACAGACATACCGTTTACTATTTTTCTTTCTATGCCCCTTTTCCTTGAGCCAAAAGGTCTATTAACAAAACCTCTTCTCTTTCTATTGTTTGAATATTTAAAAGCGCCTCTTGTAGGAGAACCCTCACTCATTATTGCCTTAGCTATTGCAAAGGCTAAAGCTCTTTGAGGGTCTTTAGAGTTTTTCATTTTTTGACTACTAGGAGTTATACCTCTTTCATTAACCCACTCCTGTATGGCATCCATATTTGGTAGTGAGTTAGGAAAGAACCCTTCGTTTACATATTGAGCGTACTCAACATCGTCCGCTATAACAAGTAAAGACATATTGCCCCCAAACTCTTCTATCTCATACCTAATGCTGTCAGAAAGAGTTCCCGTGTTGTTATGCCCTTGCCTACTTAATTCGCCTCTTATGCCATCTATTAAGTCATCTCCAATATCTTGAAGAATACTTCTCATCTTATTTAAACTAATCTCTGCCATATTATTCTTTTGCTAAGGCTGCCTTTTTAATTATTGAGTTCTCCATTTCAGAAAGTCTAGTTGTTATATATCCGTCATAAGCTGAGAAGTGATACATAGAACCACTAAATGTAGGTATAGCTATGTTTCCTATCTTGCCTATTTGGTCAAATGTAAAGTCGCTAGTAGGCGTTGTGCCTGTATGAATCTGAGTTCCGTTCTCTCTTATATATATATTGCTTCCGCTTCTTTGAATAGTAATTAGCAGCTTTCTACTACTAGGTTGCCAATATCCTGTTGTTGAAACCACAACCTCACTACTAGATGAGAAGCTCAAATTATAAGTTTCATTATAACCTTCTCCAATAGAAAGATACATATCGTTGTCATCACTTTTTCCTAGTAGTCTATATTGCTTATGTATTGGTACTGCAACAGGCTCTATGTAAAAAAACATAGTAAAATCTCCCGTAATTGTTATTGGTGAATTAAGCAACATAAAATCAGATTCGCTTCTGTTAAAGTAAATAGGTGTAAAACCATTTACTCCTCCCCCTCTAACACCAAGACTAGGTTGATTAGCTGAGGTGCTTTGCTCAAATAAAGACCTGTCGTAAGAGCTTATCCACTTAATTACATTATTACTAGAATCCGTAACACCATAGTCATAGTCAAACACACATATAGGAAGTATAGTAGCTCCATTTTGTTTAACGGGTGTTAGTAAAGATTTAGTGCCTGTCAAAGATTTTTGCCTTCTTAATCTTTTAGATTTAGTAACATTAACTGTTTCATAGTATAAGCTACCATCAAATTCTGACCTTTGGTAAACAATAGGTGTTACAACACCATCAATAGTGCAGTAAACCTCATAACCCAAAGATTTTGGATTAGATTTAGCTTCCTGTATTCTTGTTTTAATTTTTCTCATTATAAATTTATACCGTTTACCATATCCATATCCTCACCAAATTTAACAACATCTACTCCTAAGTTGTAGTACTCAGTCAACTCTACTTTTGTAGGTGTATTTTCTTGTGGCTTATAATCAATAACCTTGTTTAGCCTATAATATACACCATCAATAAAAATAAGTTTTTGAAAGTCTAATAAAGCTATATCTGTTTTAGTTAAGTTAACGTATAGTTTTTTTATTCTAGGTTTAGCTCTCAACTGCTTTATCATACTAGCGTAGTAATAGTGATATAAGCCGTTTATTTTATGCTCACCACTAGCATCAATACTTCCTGCTACATCATACTTAACATCTGAAAAAGATAGATTTAAGTCAACATCTTCATGTCCATTATTTAGCTTTGCAAATTGCTTTTCATCATCCGTATAATTATAAAATATATTATCTATGTTTATAAAGTTTGCTCTAGCAAAATTAGTGTTAGCAATACTTGTAGCTGATGTATCATTGCTAGGAAGCGGTGCTAAAGAATATCCTGTCGGTAAATTGCTTTCTGACGAATGCATAACGTGAACACCCCCCAAAAAACCTTCATCAATAGCGGTTTGATTTCTAGGCGGCAACAAAAGTATTCTAGCACCAATATTAAAATCTTTCTCAGACCTATCTGTGTTTTGCGACAACTCTGAGTACTCTGTGTGATAAATTGGTATGAAAGGAGTAAACAATGTAGAGTGTCCTGCTGTTGTATCTACATAGGCTCTTTCATTATAGTTAAATGTTGCGGAAAAGAATTTGTTTTCTATTTTATACTCGCCTTCTAAAAAAGAATTTGTATCGTCTGTTTCTTCATAAGCACCCCAATGAACAAAGTTCTTTTTGTTGTACCTGTCAAGAAATGCGTCATTACTAGCGTCTTTATATTTAAAAGTTGTTTTAGATTTTAAGTCATATAAAAACTCATCTTCTACGTTTTTAGAGTGGTCAACTTTTTCAGTCCAATTTACAGATTCACTTGTTGTTTTGTAGAAATTATTGTATGGCTCTACCTTGACCTTTTTTTCAATAGGGTCTGTTTCAAACTGAAGATTAAATAGCTGTGCTACACCACTAATAAATTCTGATTGTTTGCCTTGCGGTAAGAGAAAAGCAGGATTACCTATTTCTTCGTTTATTTCATATTCGTCAGTTTCATATATCTGTATGAAGCTACCTTCCGTATATTTTATTCCAACACTACCTGCATCATCACCAAACTGACCACCTGCATAATCTATAAGTTTAAACCTCAAATAAAACACATACTTAGTGCCTGCAACATCAGTAACCTCTGTTGCCCCGCTAAAATTTCTTATGATAGAATCAGGCATACCTTGTTCTGTGAAGTTAACATCTATAACATCACTTTCCCAAATCTTATTTGCAGCATCATAAACACTAGAATCGTCATCGTCAGAAACCCTAGCCATATATCCCTGAACTTCAAAATCTAAAACAGGGTCAGACAAAACATTAAATGCGTTACCAAACAACTCTACATCTATATCCCACTCTAAATTCATTTCACCGCTAGTATTCTTTACAAGCATACTTGTAAGACCTGAGCTTCCATTCTGCACATTGCCCGTTGTTCCTGATGTATCTCCTCCATTATAAGCATCCACAGAAGAATCTCCACCAAACACATAGTACACATCATCTAAAGGGTCTGCCGATATGTTTACACTTGGGTTGCCAACAGCCCTATTAAGAGTTTGCGTACCATCGTTAGCGTTAAACAGGTTTATTTCAGAAGTAACATCCTCATCAGTATTTCTTGATATTTTACCAAACTTTTCGCTAATTACTTCAGGGTTTTTTTCAAATATCAATGGAACTATTAATGATTTAAAGAAGTCGCTATCACAAAAAGTAGATTCAACAGTATATCCTTCTGACTCAAATATTTTATCCCATATGTTTTTTAAGTATAAACAAGGAACAAAATCACCTTCTACCACCTGTGATTTAGGACTATCACCCTCTCCAACCGACAAAAGAGGATAAACTAATTTATCTTGATTACTTGCGAAATCATCGTGGCTTCTATTGCCATCAGGGAAATTGGTAAGTTGACCGTTTGGATTATAGCCATTCGGGTTTTCAAATGTATATGTTGTTGTAAAGACTAAATCTTTTAGCTCTTTCTCTTTTATTGGATTTGCCCAATCCATATTATCACCCAAAAATAAACAGTCATAACTTAAAACACTCTCGTTCTTTGTTATTTTTGTTACACGCAGACTGCCATTTATAACAGGTATGTTGTCAACGTATATTGATGATTTTATATCTTTTCTTACTTTTTTAACATCAATATTACCATCTTTATATATGTGGTTAAAAAGTCTATTGTTATTTTTAGACGCAGGAATGTTAAAGGTTTTACTAAAACTTCCGTTTCTTGAGTTGAAATCCCTAACATCAAAGTTCTGAAAACTTAATGACAAAGGAAAGTCATCGCTTGATGTAATATCAAGATTACCTAATATGCCATCTGTAAAATCTCTTAATTCAACTCTTATTTCTGCCATTATTGTATGGTTCTTTTAGCTTTACTTTCTATATAATTTACTGTGCATCTTTGCAAGTTCTCATTGTCAAACGTAGTAACACTAGCATCCTTAATTACAACAGGAACATAGTAGTTTCTATTTAGTGTAGAATACCAACCTTTAGAGTTAGGTATGTCTGTTTGATATTCCCTTACCACAATGTAGTCTATCTGAGTAATATCACTTTGGTCATTATAGTTAACCAAGAACATTGGCTTTATATATCTTACACCTGTGTATGCTGTTGACGGGTTATTAGGGTCGTGTGAGTTTGATGTGTACGAATCAGAGTTCCCTGAAACGTAACCTCTAAATGTTTCCCATCTATCATTAGCAGTTTGGTCGTAAGCACTTAGCGTAACATAATGTGCGGGTGATAAGGTTTCTGTTCCATTAGAACTAATTAGTGTCGTTCCATCAGCAGCAAGTCCAACAAACCCACAGTAATGTGTGCCATTGCTAGTTCCGCTACTTTTCATTCTTATCTCTATTTCGTAAATACTTTTAGGATTGTAGGGTATAGCCTTTCTGTGATAAGAAAAAAGCTCATCATTGCCTGAATCATTACCAATTAAAATAGTTTTTGTTCCTGACAACTGACCATCGGCTGTGCTAAATGATACATCTCCTGAACCTCCACCACTAGCATACCAATCTGTATTATAAGCAGCAAAATCTGCATAGTCAAAACTTTCTCTAAATACTTCTTTGCCTACCCATCCCTTCTCTATCCATACATTTGGTGATGCTAATAAATCCTCAAACATATCCTGCTCACCAACACCATAAGGTCTTGAAACAGCAGTTCCTTCCTTTACAGCTTTTACTTGCGACTTTCTAACAGAAGGGTATTTATCATCAGTAAGACCTGCTACTCTAGGAACTAAAGCACCATAATCTTGTGCATACAAAGGATTCTCACCAACAACAACTTTAGTGTCGCTTGTTGACTGACCTAGCTGTCCTCTAAAGTCAGGATATATGCTTTGCTCGTAAGATTTAGAAGATATGTTTATGCCCTCGCTAAATGTTCCGTCAAAAGTGTAGCTATCTATACCGCCTAGTCTGTTCTGCCAATGAAACCTTACGCCATCAACTCTTTGTCTATTATGGTCAATGTAATATCTAACAGTTTCACCTATTTGGTCGCTTTGTGCAACTTCAGTATATACATCGTAAAACTTAATGTTTGTAAAGTCCGTAACAGCACATTCATCGTTAAATCTTGCTCTATTTGTTTCTTTTATGTTTCTTGTTCCTATACCTACTTGACAGACAGAGAATGGCTCATCAGTACTACCGCTATTTGCCCAAGAGTTTAGGTTGCTGCCACTATTTCCCTGACCATCTACTGTTTTTGATATTACCATAGTGTAATCATTAGTTGAACCTGACACGTCAGTACCTATTGAACTACCGTTAAAACCGTAAAATCTAATAATACCACGAATATCAGTTCCGTCATCATAGTTTAGGAATGACAAATACTCACACTCATCTACACCTATAATTCTATAACTTGTTGGTTTAGTAGTTAAATACTTTTGTCTGCTAAGACCCCTAAGTGAGTACGCACTATGCAAGTACACATTTGATAGACCTGCCCCTTGATACACAAAATCACTATCATTAAACAGCTTTTCGCCAATATTAAGATAATGTTCTTCCTCGTGAAGTAAAGCACTATTTGTTGCTATAAATGTTCCTGAATCTTCGTCAGGAACAAATACATCTTCACCTTCAACATCAATGATTTCTCCTGAATCTACAAGCTCTCCGCCTGATATGACCTCTAACTGAAACGTTACAGTAAACTTCTGATATACATTGTTTGATATCTCACCTTGTGTTATATCCCTTCTAACCATTGTGCTTAAATCGTGCGTACAAGGTCTTAGATTGTATGACAAGAAATCTCTACATATTGAAGAAACATCTATGGAGTAATACAGGTAGTTATTGTTTGGTGTATTACCTGCTGCATTGAAGTTGGGTATATTTATACTAGGCTGCACTCTAATAGAAACTTTTTGGTCTGTCAACTCTGCATCCGTAATATTATCGAATGGGGTTATAGTAACCTTTGAGCTTACATAAGCATCTCTATTTGTGGTTTCGGCTCTAGCATTAAACTTTATTGGCTGATATACGCTTTGAAAAGTATTTGCAGGGTAGTCTGTTAACTGATAATCAGGCATTATATTTTGTATTTATGTTGTAAGTATCTATTTATCTGTTTTACTTGGTCGTGAGTAACAGCATCGTGATTAAATATTATAAGCTCCTGCACATTACCTTGAAAGAAGTTTGTTGGTGATATGTATTTATTAGCACCCAATACAATAGGAGAAAGGCTGCCAAAATACCAAGTGCTGTGCATCCAATCGTTTACATTATCGTGTCCTATTTGTGTTTGATTTGCAAACAAGTGAAATCCTTTGTTGTGAAAGTCAAATCCAACTACTGAAGTTCCATACTCGTAATCAGAATCTAACTCTATCTCCTCACCTTGAGGGTCATACAAAAAACCACTAATGTTAATATCATTAATATTTCTTGAAACATCAATATTTATTCTTTGCATATTAGTTTCTTCACCATTTTTACTTAAAAAAGACCTGTTGGATTCATTTATCGGTTTAGCCACCCAAATAATTGTGTATTCGTGATTAAGACCATTGCTACCGTCAATAGAATTGTTTATGCAACTCATAAAGTCGTTAGCACCATCAAACTCTAGGTAAGGGTAGCCATTATCTGTATTCTCATACTTGTATATTGGCTTTGCTGTGCTAGTAGCCTGCACAAAGTCATTACCATTACTACTTTGGTCAATCCACTTGTTAACCACTTCGTTACCGCCAAAGAACTCCGTTTTAACGCCCATATCTGCCTTTAGCCACACTTTTGGGTTGTAAGACATAACAAGTGCTTCATCCATAGCCAAAAGACTGTGAGAGAAGGTATTTAAAGTAAAAGTAAGCCTGACTTGTATCAACTTGTCGTTATACAACTCTTTTTCTCGTTCGACAGATATACTGTCAGGACTTAAAATTACTTCTTTACTTGTGTAGCTATCCAACACCCTTTGCAGCCAAGTCAAGCCTTCTTGTTCCAATAGACTAAACACCACATCAAGCGAACCTGATTGGTTTTGGTAGTAAGGTTTTGTTATAAAGCACTCAAAAGTGTATTCTTCTTGCACATCACCTTCCGTAGCAGGAAGCTCTGATGTTGGAGGTAAAACAACTAATAATGGGTAGTCATTGTTATGATTCTCGTTTATTTCATTCTCATAACCAAAAATAAAGCCACCATTAATCCATTGTTGCTCAAACCTATCTCTTATTTCTCTAAGTTTTGTAAAACTCATTATTTTATTTGCTTCTGCTGCTCTTCATTAACAGCTAGTTCATAATCTCCTTTTGCAGTTTTCCAAGACAAATATGTCATAACTTTATACAACTTTTCATCTTTTACACTTTGTATAGCATCTTTACCATCTCTAGTAAATACTCCATCAAGTGATAGGTCGTATAAGGTGTTTAGCCAACCAAACGGCTTCATTATCTTACTTGCCTTCGCTACTGCGATACTTTTTGTGCCGCCATCTCTGAAAAGATTTTTATAGCGCCTAACGATGCTATCGTTTGTTTGTTCAAAAAAAAACTGAACTCCCATACGATGTCCATTGTTAACCTGCGAAAATTATTCGCCTTTTCATCAATATTGTCAAGGTCAACCTCTTCATCAACTTGTTTGCATAATATTGCCATTTGTTCAGGCAAAACATCAAACCTACCATTTTTAAGGTATTGTGTGTTTATTTCAAGTTGTTGACTTTCTATATAATCTCCAAAAGTACCTGTTCTAAGAAAGTCTATTGGAAAATAATAAATATCTCCCTCAAACTTAAAAGAATCAACACCTTTTGGTTCGTAATTATTCATAATAGACTCTAAGCAGTTTAAAACAGAGTTTATGCTCTGCATAGATATACTATTAACCTTTTTCTCGCTCAATCCCGTCATATAACAAAAAAGTTCTTTGTGCATCTTACTTTCTTGATGAAAGAAATATTTTGTTAAATCATTTTCACTTTCTTCTTCATCTTGGGTTTTCTGATACTTTGATATTATATGGTGTAATCCACAATAATAGTCCAAAGTCATTTCCTCCCAACAATCAGGAATACTGTACTCTTTACCTTCTATTTCTATTACTAACATTGTTTTTCTACTTTACTTTCTTCTTCTATGTCTTTTAACATATCTGACAGTCTGCCCACCATTTCCATAGTTGCACTATGTATATTGGTTGAGCATTTGTCTAATAAATCGCTATTGGACTTATTTTTTAATCCTGCAAAGAAGCCTAAAGTAGTGAACATAGCTAAATTTGGTATAGAAAATAACCATTCGCTTACACTATCGTCTTTCAAGCCAAAATCAGAGAAATCATTGTGATACATAAGTATATCGCTAAGAATATCTTGAAAATCGTGGTATTTTCCACTTTCAGCCATCTCAGTAGCGTTATACACTTGTTTCTGAACAAATGTTAGATAATCTAGGACTATCTGCTCGTGTTCTTCGTTTATGTATATGATTTCACTCATTTCTGCAAAATTAATTATATATGTTAGTTATCTGTCGCAATTTTTGTGCAAATTTCAATTTTATAGGTCATTTAGCCAAAAAATACTATTTTTTTTCCGTTAAAGTGTCTATTTAGTGCCATTACAAGGCAATCTACCATATCATCGTGCTTTGCAGCAGGAAATGTTTGGCATTGCATAAGAAATTCTTCATTCCAATGACCTTTTAGTAGTGATACCCTTCCTGTTTCTATACTTGCGCTAATATCTTGCACTCTTGCCACCTTATCTTTTGTTGGTGGTTTATCTTCTTTTATGTTAAGTCCTGTTTCTCTAACTAGGGTTTGAACAATAGATTTACCACTAGCTTTAGGCTCTACAAATATTTTTGATTGTTTTGTGTAGCCATTTTTGTTTACAAACTTAACAATATGCTTTACAAGGTCAGGAAACTCCAATCTTACGTTCTGAACCTCTCTAATTTGCCATTTACCCTCGCTATATGTGTATGCCATCAATGCTGAGGGGTCATTTTTCTGACTTGCGGTATATGCGGGGTCAATAACGAAGTTTACTACATCTTCTACCTTTTCATCATCTATTCTAAACCAATTTTTCTGTAACATACCACTATCGGCAGGTGTTGGTCTTTGTTGTAGCTGTCCTGCATAGCCATAACTACCCAAAGCTGACTTATAGTCCTCTAAAACCTCTCTTGAGAATCTTTCTTTCCAAAATAAACCTTCTTGATAGTGTTCGTGTAGTGAATATGGCTTCAGGTCGCTAGAAAGCTCTGCGGGTATGCAGATATGATGATGTTTGTCGGGTGAGTTGTATAGAAGGTAACCGCTAAGGTCATCTTCGTGTACTCTTTGCATAATAATTATCCTAACTCCCGTTGTTGGATTATTAAGTCGTGAATACAATGTTGACTTATACCATTCGTTAGCATTATCTCTTTCTGTTTCCGATGCAGCATTTTTTGGTGATGTAGGGTCATCGACTAGAATTATATCTCCACCCTGTCCTGTTACCGAACCACCAACAGATGTTGCTCTCCTAACTCCTAGATGTGTATTTTCGTATCTAGCTTTTAGGTTTTGGTCTTTTTTGATTTGAAATGTTTCTGCCCAATGCCCTTGATACCATTCGCTATTTATTATATCTCTTGACTTTGTTGCGTGTTCTATGCTAATCTCAGCCGAGTATGATGCTGTGATAAACCTCATCTTGGGATATACTGCCCAACACCAAGCGGGAAACATAACAGTAACAAGTAAGGACTTAGTGCTACGGAAGGGAATATTGATAATTATATCCTTACCCTTTCTTTCTCCTTTTATTATTCTTTCTGCTTCTCCTTGCAGAATATCGCAAAGGTATTTATGGTGGAAGTTTGTGGATAAAGGAACTGAGGGTTCTGCTATGGGGAAGGCTTTGACAAAGAACTCATAGAATGATTTCTCGCAGATGGCTTTCTCCATCGCTTTAAGCAGTTGTTCCTTTTTAGTCTTGTCCATCTATATCTTCAAAGTCTGCATCTTCGGCTTCCATTTCAGCCATTCGCCTTTTAAGGTCATCAACACTCATACTATCATCAAGAGTTATCTCTATCTTAGCGTTTCCGTTTGAACTTATTTCAGTAGATTGAAGTTTTGGTATTGCATAGTTTAGAAGTTTAGCGACAGCATTGATATATGCTTCAGGATTTTTTTTAGATAATTTTTCTAGTGCTTGTCTAATATTTTCTTCCTGCCCTGCTAGAGCTAAAGTAAGAACCTCTCTTGAGAACTTAGTGGTCTTATTCAAAGCGCCTTTAGTTCTACCGCCAACAGTATTGCCAACAGAAAATGGTCTGCCTACAACTTTCTTTTTTTCTTCACTCATAATACAAAACTAAATAAAATACTATACATATACAAATAGCTTTATCTTTAGCTTTATTATGTAGGGTATATTATACCCTTCACAAACCCTTCAATAACCCTTTAACTATAAAATACCCTTTTAAAATTTTTTTTGTATTATATGGGGGTCATTTTTGCTTTTTAATATAACTTTTTACTCTGTCCCCTTACTTTTGCGAAAGACTTTCTTTTTATTTTACTAACTTGCGTACTTTCCTTGCAACGTTGAATAAACGAATCCCCTAAAAGGAATATATCTCTCAACATATCACACTATTTACTAACTTATAAAATTGGATTTCATTTTGTTATGGTTGCGTATATGTGGCTACACATCCTGACCAAAAAAATTGACGGAAAATCTATAAGAAAATCCGTCAAAACTTGTAAAAAGTGCGTTAAATATTTGTTTCTTTGCTTATTAAAAAGAATTTTTTAGCCTATCAGCCATTCAAAAATCATAATAATAAGCGCAAAAATAAACGGCAATAGCGTAACTTTTGCCTTATCTGTATTGTTAAAATCTTGTTAAGTTCATA